TGATTTGTTGTTTGCTTTGTTTAATGCCAATACCGCAACTTATGATACACAGCCGGGCGCTCCTACTAAAGAAAATGATGAACTTACTGATGGTGGAGCAATTAGCAGAGAATATAGTTAGGCGGTGTTTGGATGTTTATAAAATACAAAAGCCTGACAACTGATAAAATCTCAATAATCAATGTAAATGTAAATAGTTGTAGAGAAATTATTACAAGTGATAATAAATTGATTATTAAGACAGAGAATGTTCGAGATGGTGTTATTTTTACATTAAAATCAAAAGAATATGCAGAAATGGCGTTAGAAAGAATGTTCGATAATATGTATAATAGTTCTCCGACTAATAATTTGTTTGATTTGACTAATTTAGATGAGTCTATCAATAATGATAGTGTAATTCAAACAGATGATAATAATGGAGACTTTGGAGAAATTACAGGAACGGAGGATTTTACAAATGATAATGCTGGGCAAGCCAAAGAATTTGAATAATTATATTTGCGTAACCTCCGATACAGCCAAGGAATTACATAAAATGGGCTTTATTCCCTGTTATAGAGAACTTGGCGCAGACAGAATTTATTTTGTGAAAACAGATGAATTGTGTAAAAAGTTACAAGAGGGGGATATGCCCATTGAACTTTAAGAATAAAGTAACTATGTCAATAGATGATTGGCGTAGATATGAAAATGATGAAGATTTTGAATTTGCATATGGAACGGTTGATTTTTTAAGTACCAAGCGTAATTCTCACAATCACACATATTCCGAGGATGTCATTAGAAAATATGCAGACACCGTTATCAATAAGTGGGTCATTGCAGAATATGATGATATTATGGGTGATGTTACCACACATACTGCCAATCAAAAGATTGTCGGTAGAGTTCCAGAACAAAAGGTTAAGTTTAGATATGACGATGACGGAGATTTAATTGCTTCCGTTGATGTTGTTTTATCTAAACTTTATGCTAACGATGTATATACTCTGTTTAGAGAAAACAATTTTAGGACAGTGAGTATAGAAGAACTGGTTGGATTTACACCCGAAACAGAAAGTTTTGAGGATGGTGGAGATTTGCCTAAAATTGTTGAAGGATTTAATATTACAGGTATTACAATTTTGGGATTACAATATCAGCCATCAGTGCCCAATGCGAGTATTCATTTAACTCAAATGGGTAAAGATACCTTGAAAAAGGCTGAAATGGAATATGTAAAATATGCAGAAATGCAAAAAGATGAAGAATATGAAAATCATCCGTTGAATAAGTCTAAGGAAGCCATTGATTATGGCGAGTGGGACGGAGATAAGGCAAAACAAGACCTTGTAAAAGAAAAGAAATATAAAACAATCGCCAAAAGTGTTTGCTTAAAACTTGAGGACGGCTGGGAAGATAGACAAGTTACAAAACTCGGCTATCCAGTTATGAACTTAAAAAATGGCGAGTGGGTATATAATAGAAAAGGGCTTACAAGTGCTTTATCTTATGCAAAACAAGAAAATGAAACAGTTATAGTATCTAAAATTAAACAGATTTATAGAAAACTTGGTTTAGACCAAGAAGAAAAGATGGATAATATTTTAGAAAAACTTGAAAATATAGAAAATAAATTAAACAAGGAGGAAACTATGGCTGATGAAAAAAATAAAGTAGTTGGAGTGGCTGAGGATGAAACTCAAAAGCCCGATACTACTAAAGACGATAAGACCGTAGAGGAAAATCCTGATAAGGCTCCTGAAGAGAAAGACGAAAAGCCCGTAGAGAACGCAGATGATAATGCTGATACCAAGGATAAGGCAGAAGATGAAAAAGATACTGCTGATGATACCAAGGAAGAGCAGACTGGCGATAGCGAAACGGACGATAAAGACGATGATACTGAGGAAAAGATGGATTGCTTGCAGAAAGAGTTAAATGCTGCCAAGCAAGAAATTGAGCAGTATAAAGAGCAGATTGCCGAATTAAAGAAATTTAAGGAAGGTGTTGAAGCTGCAAAGACCAAGAGCGTTGTTCAAGATACTCTTTCTAAGGTAAAGGGAGGCTTGTCTGATGACAAGTACGCAGAAGTTGTAGAGTCCTCTAAGGATTGTACATATGAAACTGTAACCGCTTGGAAGAATTCTGTTCTTGCACAAGCGTATGAGGCAACTATGTCCAGCCACAATACAGATGATGGAATTATTGATATGGGCGTTGTTGATACAAGAAAGGACACTGTTCAATATGATAGTGTCTTTGATAAGATGTAATTTAACTTATTAAAGGAGAAAATAAAATGGCTAAACATAATGTTTTGTTTGAAACCGACAACTTTATTCCTCATTGTATGAATAGAGCTGGCGTTGCTGATTTTGATATTGATGGTGGCTCCCCCGTTGTTGAGGGCGCTGTTGATTCTAAGAATAAGGAGCTGTATGCTCTGGCTAAGCCCACTGCTACTACCGCTCGTGTTGCTATTGCGTATAATCCTTCTGTTAAGTATGATGTGATTAACGGTAAGGCGTTCCCTGCTCATAGCACTGATGATAGAGATTATACCAACCCCGCTGGTAAGGCTGTTGATTATTTCTTCCCCGAAGTGGGTGTTGAGTTTGGTATTCTTGCCGCTGGTGTAGATGACTCTACCGCTCCCGTGGTTGGTGATTTTCTTGAGCCTACCACCACTGCTAAGTTTGCAATTAAAAAGGCACAGACCGATGCTGTTGCTTCTTTTAAGGTGGTTGATATTAAGGATGCCAAGTACCCCACTGGCGACTTTAGTGATGACATTGAAAAAGTGTACATTGTTAAGACCGCTTTCAATGGTTAATTGTAGGTAAAGGAGAAATAAATAATGAAGAAATTTGATTCTGTTGTTACCTTTTCTAAGGCAAATGACGAGGCTAAGAATTTGGTAACTGGTATGGAAGATTACGCAAGACAGTATTGTACCGAAAAGATGGGTGCAAAGATGTCTTACGATACTAAATATACTATGACTCAAAAGGCAGAAAAGATTAACCGTGCTTTTGCCTCCGAGTTGCAGCGTAGAAGTGGTATGTCTCCTGAAAAGTTTGACAATATCACCGACTATGCTAACTTTAGCGCAGTGTCTGAGATGGGTGCCCTGATTCAAAAGGTGCTGGTTGATACTGTTACTCCTATCGTAGTGAGCGCCACTGGTACTGAGTTGCTGAGTGAAATTCACTATGGTGGTTATGGCGATGTGTTTGAGTACACCCTGACCGATAATAGCGTTTATGCTGTATCTAAGATGGGTCGCAGACAGAAGCATACTAAGACTCAAGAGCGCAAGACCGTTAATAAGACTATTGCAACTGAGATGTATGGTTTAACTACCTATACTACTCTGCCCGCTATTCTTGTTGGTGATGCCTATGTTGCTGAAGATGCTATGCGTATGGCTGTGGCTATGGTGTCTAAGGTGTATGCGCTGACTGTTGACGCTTTTGTTACTGGCGCAAATGCTATTACTGATACCAACCTGACCTTGCAGAACTATGATGAGGATAAGTTTATCTCCAAGCTGAAGTATGCAAGCGCTAAGAATGGTGCTCCGATGGTAATTGTTGGCGATGCCGTAGCTCTGAAGAAGGTATTGCCCTCTGAGACCCGTGCCCGTATTCTGCTTCAGGATGAGTATGTAACCAAGGGTTATATCACTCAGTTCAATGGTTATACCGTAATTGGTCTGGATGCTGTTGATGGTGCAGATGGTATTGTTGCTCTGCCTGAGGACAGAATTTATGGTATTCCTATGAATGGCACTAAGCTGGTTCAGGTGGCTATCGGTGCTACTATCACTAATACCGATAAGGAGTTTGATAACAATAACCTTGCTATCCTCTCCACTCTCCGTAAGGAACTGGGCGTAGACCTCGCCACTAACTATAAGGTTGTTAGAGTTAATCTCGCTTAATCGAGTTTTAACATATAGAGGGGCTGAAATATGCCCCTCGTACATATTTAGGAGAAATTATAATGGCTGAACAAAAAACAACTACTGCTGCCAAGAAAGGCAGACCCGCAACAAAGACTAAGGCTGAGACTAAGCCTAAGACAGAAGTTATGGAAAATGATAATGAAAGTGAAACTGCAAGACTGGAAAAAATGTTAGCAGAGGCTAACAAGGCTATGCAAGAAATGCAAGCAAAGATGTTGGAAATGCAGAGCCAAATGAATAGTTCTACACCTAATGTTGTTGTACAGTCTGATTCTAACTTAACAAGAACAGTTAAGGTTATTTCTATGCTTGCAAGCACTTATGTTTTGAGAACAAACGCAGACCCCAGAGAGCGTGGTCGTTCTTATGTATTTGAGAAGTTTGGTGATGTTCAAAATATTCGTTTTACGGATATGGTTGATATTGTTAATAATTATACCTCTCAGTTTGAAAAGGGTTGGGCTATTCTGACCTCTAAGAAAGACTATGAAGATTTGGGTATTGGCGATTTTTATAACAATATTCTTACAAAAGAGCAAATTGAGGATTTGATTTGCTTGAGTAATGATGAGAGCGTTGATATTATCTTGGATATGGATAAAGAAACGCAAGAAAAAATTGCAGAATTGATTGCCGAAAAGATGAATAGTGGTTATGCTTATGACCTTAATAGAATTAGAGAACTTCGTGATGAGGGGCTTGA